AAAAGAAAAGATTGATGAGCTTCAAGGCATAGAACCACCTCTAGCTGACTATAATGAGTACTCAGTTTTAGAGTTACACGTCAATTTAGAGCTTCCAGACATAGATGATTACGGTTTTGCCGTACCTTATATCGTTACTATTTTAGAAGATAGCGATGAAATACTCTCAATACGACGTAATTGGGAGCAAGGTGACGAATTATTCAATAAAAAAGAGTATTTTGTACACTATAAGTTCCTTCCAGGGCTTGGATTTTACGGTTTTGGGCTAATTCACATGATTGGTGGGCTTACTAAGTCAGCTACATCAATTTTACGTCAGTTAATTGACGCTGGAACGTTAAGTAACCTACCTGCTGGCTTTAAAGCACGTGGTATGAGGGTACAAGGTGAAGACGAACCGTTACGTCCTGGTGAATTTAGAGATGTAGACGTTCCAGGAGGCACAATCCGTGATGCACTGATGCCTTTACCTTATAAAGAGCCTAGTAACGTATTAACTCAGCTATTAGGTGTTATAATTGACTCAGGTAGACGTTTTGCTAGCATAGCAGACATGCAAGTAGGGGATATAGGTAGTCAACAACTACCTGTAGGCACTACTGTAGCTATGTTAGAGCGTGGTACTAAGGTTATGTCGGCTATTCATAAACGTTTACACTTTGCTCAAAAGAAAGAGTTTAGGTTATTAGCTGGTATTTTTTCTCGTAGCCTACCCCCTGTTTATCCTTATGATGTTCCAGGAGCTAGTAGAGAAATTAAAGCTCAAGACTTTGATGCTAAAGTTGATATTATACCAGTAAGCGATCCTAACATATTTAGTATGGCTCAAAGGGTAATGTTAGCTCAACAAGAATTACAAATGGCACAGGCAGCACCGCAAATACACGATTTACGAGAAGCCTATAAACGTATGTATGAAGCTCTAGAGGTTAAAAATATAGACGGTATACTACCGCCTGTTCAAGAAATACCGCCTCGTGACCCGATAAGCGAACAACAAGCAGCCATGACAGGACAACCTATTAAAGCGTTCGAGTTCCAGAACCATGATGCTTATATTGCTGCGCATAGTTCTTTCTTACAGAATCCTATGGTAGCTCAAAATCAAACAGCACAAATGGCTATTAGTGCAAACATACAAGAGCACCAAGCCATGTTATATAAACAACAAATAGAACAAGTATTAGGGCAACAATTACCAGAACTTGGCAGTAATATACCACCAGAAGTGATGAATGAATTAGCTCTACTTGCAGCTCAAGCTACTCAAGTAGTAACTGGTCAAGCTCAGGCTATGGCTCAAGCACAACAAAACGCACAAATGAATCCTATAGTGGAATTAAAACGTGAGGAAATTGCGCAAAAAGCACAGTCTGATGCCTTAAAATCTCAAGTAGATTTAGCTAAAATAGAATCAACGGAAGCTATAGCAGAAATGAAAATAGCTCAAGACAGGGAGGAAGCTCTTATGAAAGAAAAAGAGAGCATCCGTAAATCATATTCTGAGATACTTAAAGATGTAAGAAACTCAGATAACCAAAATAGAGGAAGATAAAATGCCAAGAGCAAAAAATAGAGGTAAAGCTAGTTCATCATTTGTAGCTGGTAATGCCAACCGTAGACGTATTGACGCTGAGTCAGTTAAAGGCAGAGCTAAAAAACGTGGCGGTGGTCAAATGAAACAAATGAAAATGAAAACTGGCGGAAAAGCCAAAAAGAGGAAGTAACCATGAAAAAGGTAAATGTAAAAGGTCCTAATAGAATTGACTTATCAAAACCAGTACGAGTAAAAGATGTTTTATTCAAAAAAGTATTTGGTCAGGGTAAAGTTAAAACTCAAGGAACAGGTAAAGCTACACAAGGCACAAAGCACAACGCAAGTTGGAGTGGGAAAGAGTAATGGGTAAAGAAACGCATAAAACCAAAGACGGCAGAACTGCTAAAAAAGGTCTATATTACAATATAAACAAAAAACGTAAAGAAGGCAGAAAAATGCGAAAGAAGGGCGATAAAGGTGCTCCTACTGCAGCAGATTTTAAAGCAGCAGCAAGAACTGCTAAAACACACGGTGGTGAACTACACGGTGGTCAAACTAAATTAGATAAAAACAAAGACGGTAAATTATCTGGCGTTGATTTCAAAATGATGAAAAAAGGTGGTGGTTCTAATACTGTTATGTGTAAAGGTCAAGGTAAAGCTAAAAAGAAAAAAGTTACTAAGTTAGCATAATTAGGTATACTGATCACAATGGCGAAACCAAGAAGAGGCAAGGCAAAAGTAAAAGTAACTAAGTCTGGTAAAAGGGTTAGTTATGGTCAAGCAGGTAAAGCCAAAGACGGTGGTCGAAGAGTAAGACCAGGAACATCTAAAGGTGACTCGTATTGCGCAAGAAGTTTAGGTATAAAAAAGAGGTTATCAAAGAAAAAACAAAATGATCCAAACACTCCTAATAACTTATCAAGAAAAAGATGGAAGTGTGTTGGGGCTAAATCTAGAAGAAAATCTAAGAAGAAGAAATAGTATAGATGTTCGATAAGTTAAAGAAGTTAATTGCAGAAAGAAAAGAGCAGTTAACAGAAACACTCGCTAATGGCGGAGTGCAAGATTTTGAAAGTTATCAAAAAATCGTAGGCGAAATATCAGGTCTGTCGTTTACGGAACTCTTAATTAGAGACCTGCATAAGGATATAGAAGATGACTAAAGAAGTTGCCGCATTCGGCAAAGGTGGCGAACCGATACCTAATTCGGTTGACCGTTTTAAAGAAGAGGAAGTTGAAACTAAGGAGGATTTAAAATTTACTCCCGATAATGTTGAAAATGATTCTGATTTAAAAGAACAACTCCCTACCCCCACAGGCTACAGACTTATGGTTTTACCTTTCAGTAGAAAGCAAAAAACTAAAGGTGGTTTATACTTAGCTAATGAAACATTAGAGAAAGAACGTATAGCCACTAATGTAGGATACGTAGTATCGCTTGGTCCAGACGCATACGCTGATAAGGATAGATATCCTGGAGGTGCATGGTGTCAAGAAGGTGACTGGGTAATATTCGGCAGGTACGCAGGAGCACGAATCAAAATTGAGGGTGGCGACTTGCGATTATTAAACGATGATGATGTATTAGCAGTGATAACTGATCCTGAGGATATAGTTTCAGGCTAATATGAATCACGCAACAACAGGAGCAAAACATGGCAGATGAAGCCTTGCAACAAGAAGAAGAGTTGACGGAAGTTGAACTTCCTGAAACTGAAGGTGATGAAGAGGGGGAAGTTGTAGAAGACGAACAACCTCAAGAAGAACCTAAAAAAGAAGAAGCTAAAGAATCAGATGAGATTGAGGACTATAGTGAAGGCGTTAAAAAACGTATCGCTAAACTTACTTATAAGATTCGAGAAGCTGAAAGACGTGAACAGGCAGCAATAGATTATGCTAAGTCTGTTCAGGGCGAACTCAATCAGACAAAAAATAAACTTTCAAAAACTGATCAGAACTTATATGATGAGTATAAAGGTAGAGTTGGGTCTGAACTTCAGTCTGCTCAAGACCGATATAAAAAGGCATACGAGATGGGCGATACAGACGCAATGCTCGAAGCTCAAAAAGATATTGCTAAATTAGCAGTAGAAGAGGAAAGCCTTAATCGAGTCAAAGCAAAAAATACTGAAGAGGTAGAAGAACCTGCTGTTGATGTTGAAAAAGAGATAGAATCTAGAAGTCAACCTCAACAACAAGTTCAAGTAGAAGCAGATCCTAAAGCTCAGGAATGGGCTAAACAGAACGAATGGTTCGGCTCTGACGTAGCTATGACTACTAGTGCTTTTGCTTTTCATAGGCAACTAGTAGAACAAGAGGGTTACGATCCAACTTCTGATAGCTATTACGCAGAAGTGGATAAAAGAATGGCTGAGGCTTTTCCTCATAAATTAGGAAAAACTCAACAGAACACTGTGAACGAGGTAGTAGCTGGCTCAAGTAGAGGGTCTACAACAGCAAGAACACGTTCACGTAGAAAAGTACAACTCACACCGAGTCAAGTAGCAATAGCAAAAAGATTAGGTGTGCCACTAGAAGAATATGCTAAGCATGTTAAGGAGTAGAAAATGGTAGATAAAAATAAAGAAACTACTAACACAGATCGAACCTCCAGATCTGCAGAAAGTCGAGAAAAAACAGCTCGTAGAAAACCATGGAGTCCACCGTCTTTATTAGACGCACCCAATCCACCAGAGGGCTATGTATACAGATGGATACGTGAGTCAATGGTTGGGCAACAAGATCAAGCGAATATGTCTAAACGTATTCGTGAAGGTTGGGAGCCAGTAATGGCTAAAGACCATCCTGATTTTGAAGCACCATCCCTTGATGAAGGTAAACACGCTGGAGTCATAGGAGTTGGTGGCTTAATCCTCGCTAAGATGCCAATCGAGACGATCGAAGAAAGAAGGCGATATTACGCCAGACTTGCTAACGATCAGATGGATGCAGTGGACAATAATCTTATGCGAGAGAGTAACCCTATTATGCCTATAGACAATCCGTCTAGGTCATCTAAGGTTACTTTTGGAAGCGGAGGTTCTAAAGGCTAGTACTTTAGAACTATATTTTGAACTTATATTAACAATAAAGGTGATATAAATGGCTAATGTAAATGATCCTAACGGATTTACACCAGCATACCATATGAGTGGTGGCACTATTAGACCTTCAGAATTTGCTATTGAAAGTGGAGCTAGTGGAGATATTTTCTCAGGCGATGTAGTTAAACTTACAAGTGGTTATGTTCTTCAGGCTGGTGCAACAGACGCTCCTCTAGGTGTGTTTTACGGTGTACAATACACAGCAACAGATGGTACTCCAGTTTGGTCCAGAAAATGGCCAACAGGTACCACAACTCTAGGTTCTGCAGATGCTAAAGCATACGTATATGCTGATCCCGATATAGTCTATGAGGCACAGTACACAGGTACTCCTACTCAAGCAGACGTCGGTAAAGTACATACTATCTCTACAACTGCAGGTGATACTAACAACAACCGTTCTAAAGAAGGTGTGACTACTACTACTGCTAGTGGTATTGCTAAACAGGTTGGCTTCGTCGATAGACCAGACAACTCAATTGGGCAATATGCTAGAGGTTTATTCATATTCCCAGCTTCTACATTCGGCAACGACTAAAAGGTGATATAAATGGCAATTAATAGAGCTCAACTAGTAAAGGAACTCGAACCAGGATTGAACGCACTTTTTGGTTTAGAGTACGATCGTTATGAAAACGAACATGCGGAAATTTTTGATACTGAGAATTCTGACAGAGCTTTCGAAGAGGAAGTAATGTTGGCTGGCTTTGCACAAGCTCCTGTAAAAGGGGAAGGTGCTTCAGTTAGTTATGATACAGCTCAAGAAACTTTCACATCTCGTTACACCCATGAAACTGTCGCTTTAGCTTTCTCATTGACAGAAGAAGCAATCGAAGATAACCTCTACGATAGCTTATCTTCTAGATATACAAGAGCTTTAGCACGTTCAATGGCTAACACCAAGCAGGTAAAAGCTGCGAATGTTCTTAACAATGGTTTCTCAACTTCCTTCCCAGGAGGCGACGGCAAACCTTTAATGACTACTGACCACCCTACTTTAACAGGTGGCGATCAGTCAAATGAACCTTCAACTGCTGCAGACTTGAATGAAACTTCATTGGAGAATGCTTTGATCGATATTTCTCAGTTTAAAGACGAGAGAGGAATTAAAATTAATGTTCAAGCAAGAAAATTAATCGTTCCTCCTCAACTGCAATTTGTAGCTGAGAGAATCCTTCAATCTCCAGGAAGAGTATCAACTTCTGATAATGACATCAACGCAATGAAAAACATGGGAATGTTCCCAGAAGGTTACGTTGTTAACCATTATCTAACAGATACTGATGCTTTCTTCATCAAGACTGATGCTCCTAACGGTATGAAACACTTCGTAAGATCACCTATGTCAACTGGCATGGAAGGTGACTTCGAAACAGGAAACGTAAGATACAAAGCAAGAGAAAGATATTCTTTCGGCTTTAGTGACTGGCGTGGAATGTACGGTTCACCAGGAGCTTAATCCTTTCGGGGTAGACGTTTTTACGTCATTTAAGGGAGCTTCGGCTCCCTTTCTTTTTTCTAAGATACGTTATATCATTCACTTCTAGGACTTTTTAACTTGTTTTACCAACTGACCTAGCAGACAAGCCAAGATGGTGAAACTTATTTCCGTAGGAGGAAATTATGGCAAATTCAACTTTTAGCGGACCAGTCCGCTCCAAAAACGGTTTTCAAACTATCTCAGAAAACTCAACTACTGGTACAGTTACTGTAACTAGTGGGGATAAAATGGCAAATGAAGCTACTGCAAGTGCTGGTATTGAAGGCACAGCAGCAGTATACATCACTCAGGTAGACAGACTACACAGTGATGTTGACACTAACGTTAACATAGTTAAATCTACTATCATGATTGACTTAACTGGGTTAAAAGACGGTGGAACTGCAGGCGATATTATAGGTAAAGACGGCTCAGGTGTTGCTTTTATAGCACAGGTCACAACAGCTAACCAAGGAACTATCTTTGGCGTTACTATGACATGTCTAGAAACACCAGCTGGTGGAAGCACAGACATTGATCTGTACTCAGCTACTGAAGGCACAGGTGTAAACGATACAGCTATCGGTGATTTAACTGAAACTCAAATCATCAACGCTGGTGCTGCATCTGCAGGCACTATGGTTGCTGGTGGAGACATTACTGCTGACCAATACCTATACTTAGTAAGTCAAGGTACAGGCGATGCTACTTACACTGCTGGTCGTTTTATGATTGAGATAATCGGCTACGACGTAGCTTCTTAAGGAGTAATATATGGCAGACGCAGTAACTTCAACAACTCTGTCAGATAGTGATAGGTCAGCTGTTATTCAGCTGACCAACACATCCGATGGTTCAGGTGAGTCAGCAGTAAATAAGGTTGATGTAAGTGGTTTAGCAGCAAGAACTAGTGATGGTAAAGCATGTACTGGTGTAAGGTTAGCTAAAATTGTTTATTCAACTTTTGGTATGAGTGTCAAACTTTTGTGGGACGCTACTACTAATACTATCTGTTGGGATTTAAACTCAGACTATACAACTGACGAAGATTTTACAGAGTTCGGTGGTATCAGGAACACTTCAGGCAGTGGTAAAACAGGAGATATATTACTAACAACTACAGGTCATGCAAGTGGTGACTCGTACGTTATAGTACTTACTCTATTTAAAGAGTTTTAAGTAAATGGCTTATTCAGGCACTAAAACTTTTGCCTTAGACATAGCTGAAACTATAGAAGAGGCTTACGAACTAGCAGGACTAGAACAACGTACAGGGTACGATGCTAGAACTGCTAGACGTTCTATGAATATAATGTTTGCAGATTGGGCTAATAGAGGCGTTAATCTGTGGACTATAGAACAAGTAACACTTACTTTAGCAGACGGTACAGCTTCTTATGATCTAAACGGTTATGATATAGATATATTATCAGCGGTAATTCGCGACAACGGACAAAGTCCAGTTATAGATATAGAAATAGATAGAATAGGTAGACAAGAGTACTTAAACATACCTACTAAGTCTACTAAAGCTAGACCTACTCAGTTTTTTGTGGATAGACAAATTACTCCTGTGGTTAAACTATGGCCAACACCTGATAGTAGTAACTATCAACTAATTTCATATAGAATACAACGTATTGACGATGTCAACACTTCAGCAGAAAATCCTGAAGTGCCTTCAAGGTTTATACCTTGTATGGTTAGTGGGTTAGCCTACTACATAGCTTTAAAAAAGAATCCTCAAAAAGCAGGGCTACTAAAACAACAATACGAACAAGATTTTAAACTAGCAGCAGACGAGGATAGAAATAGAGCATCATTAATGTTGACTCCAGCTAGGAGATTTTATTAATGGCTTATGCTCAAGGTAAGTACGCACGAGCGATATGCGACCGATGTGGTTTTGATGTACCTTATCTTGATTTAAAAAAAGAATGGACTGGCTTCAAAGTTTGTGGCGAATGTTATGAACCTAAATCTCCCCAACTAAATCCACCTCATCACCCTACTGATCCCGAGGCTTTATATCAACCTAGACCTACAGTACCAGCACCAACTACTGGTCAGGGATATGTAATAATCAATAACCCTGTCGATAGTGCTGGAGTAAGTTCACCTGTAATGCAGGTTAACTATAACGAACCTATAGGAGCGTTATATAATGTATCTGCTATATCTAGTTCAGTAGGTGAAATAAGTATATTAGTAGACGGTGCAGCTACGCCTAGCCCTTCACCATCACCTACACCTAGCCCTTCAGTAACTACGTATACAGTTACAGTAGCAAGTTATTATGGCTCAAATTACTTTTATATAGATGGCGTAAGAGCTGCAACTTTAAATTTATCAGAGGGCTCAATCTATAAGTTTGATCAATCTGATAGCACCAATGGTACCCACCCCCTAAGATTTTCAACTACATCAAACGGTACGCACGGTGGTGGTACAGAATATACAACAGGCGTTACAACTAGCGGTACACCAGGATCATCAGGTGCTTATACTCAAATAGAGATAGCAACAGGTGCACCTACATTATATTATTATTGTACTAACCATAGCGGAATGGGAGGTATAATATATACATCATGAGTTTTACTTACACAACATTAAAAACAGCTATACAGGACTACTTAGAAAGCACAGAGTCTACTTTTGTTACCAACCTACCTACGTTTATAACAACAGCAGAAGAGCGTATATTTAAAAATGTACAATTAGATGATTTTAGAAAAAATCAAGTTGGTAACTTAACAGCTTCAGGAACTTATCTTGAATGCCCTACTGATTATTTAGCACCTTTTAGTTTAGCTGTAATAGACAGTAGCAGTAATTATAATTTTTTACTGTTAAAACAAGTTTCTTTCATTAGAGATTTTACTCCTAATGCGTCCACTACAGGACTACCAAAATATTATGCAGAATTTGACGACAATACTTTTATAGTCGCACCCACTCCAGATTCAGCCTACGAGGTTGAACTGCACTATTACTATAGACCAGCATCACTTACTACCACTTCAGGTAGTGAAACAACATGGCTGTCTAAAAATGCTCCTAATGCTATGTTATATGGCAGTTTAGTTGAAGCATGCACGTATCTCAAAAATTACGAAGCAATACCAGCATACGAATCTAAGTTTCAGGAGGCTTTATTAGGATTAAAAAATCTTGGTGAAGCTAAATCAACTAGAGACCAATACAGGTACGACGAGATACGGAGACAACCACAAGCATGAGAATAAAAGAACTCGAGGGCAAGAACATTGCCATAGTTGCTATGGGCGAGAGTCAATTAGATTTTCACCTTAGTTTAGTACATTCAAAAACTTATGACGAAGTTTGGGGTATTAACTGCATGGGGGCTATCACTAAATGCGATAGAGTATTTATGATGGACCCAGTAAGTAGGTTTATGGATACAGATGACGCAGGAAGTCAAACAGATATTATGAGACGTTGGTTACCTGTAGCTGATACACCTATATATACTTGTGAACTAGATGAGAGGTGCCCTTCTGCAGTTCTTTATCCTTTAGAAGAAGTTGCACAGGATGCAGATTGTGCTTACTTAAACAACACTGTACCTTTTGCTTTTGCTTTTGCTTTATACAACAAAGTTGGTAGTATTAATTTATTTGGTATAGATTTTAGCTATAGAGGTAATCTACATTTTGCAGAAGCAGGAAAAGCATGTTGTGAGTTTTGGTTAGCTAAATGTATAGAAAGAGGTATGACTGTAAATGTTGCTGCTAGGTCAGGGTTACTTGATACAGATTGTCCTATAGAAAAAAGAGTTTATGGCTACCATAGGCTTGAAGACCCAGATATATTGATTGTAGACGATGAAGGAACGTACAGACAAATTAAACTTTCTGTTTATAATAAACTTTTACGTGAAGAACAATTAAAAAATATTAGCGAAATAAGAACAGTATTAGACACACCGCCAGAAGCTAAAAGGTATTAATATGATAGACAATACAACGTTAGGGGATATCGGATCTATTATAGTAGAAACACAACAAAATAGAGGTCATCCACCTGAGTTTTGGGCTGAAAAACTTACTGATAGAATATGTGGTATAAGTGATACTGCTGCGCCACATATAAGGCAACAAGCGGAAGCGTATAAACTAGCTATTTACAACGTAATCGTTTATTATATAAAGCAGGCAATCAATAGTGAACGATGCACGATGCGTAATCTATTGGAACAACAAGGTCACGAAGACCTAGCTAAAATATTAAAGGAACTTTAACATGGCAATTTCATCAACACTTACGACTAGTTTTAAGAAAGAACTATTAGAAGCTAAACATAACTTTTTAGCGTCTGGTGGTAATTCTTTTAAATTAGCTTTGTATACTTCATCAGCAACATTAGGAGCTACCACAACTGCATTTACTACAACAGGTCAATCATCTGGTACTAACTATACTTCAGGTGGTTCAGCTTTAACCAATATTAATCCAACAAGTTCAGGAACCACAGGGTTTACTGATTTTGCTGATTTAACTTTTGGTACAGCTACTGTTACTGCTAGAGGATGCATGATCTATAACGACACTAACTCTGATAGATCAGTGGCTACTATTGATTTTGGTGGCGATAAAACATCTACTGCGGGAGATTTTACAATTGTATTTCCTGCTGCAGCTGCATCAACTGCTATAATAAGAATAGCTTAATTTTAGCCTAATATGGCTATTATCAACGGTTGGGGTCGAGGAACATGGGGTCAACTCACATGGGGAGAACCTATACCTGTCACTCTTAGTGGTTTATCAGCCACATCTGCATTAGGCACAGTAACACCTGACGCTGAAGCAACTATCACACTCACAGGATTTAGTGTAACTGCTACAAATGGTGGTGTAGCTGTCGATGCAGAAGGACAAATAGGAGTCAATGGCTTAGCAGGTGTGTCAGCATTAGGCACAGCTACCACACAATCAAAAAATGTTTTACAAGTTTCTGGTTTAGCAGGCACATCAGCACTCGGCAGTGTAACAACTGATGCAGAAGCCAATGTTACTCCTTCAGGTTTAGGAGCTACAGGTGGAGTAGGATCACTTACTACCGTAGCTAAAGCCAACCAAACTCCAACAGGACAAGCTGGTACCTCAGCTTTAGGTACTGCTACAACTAAAACTGACAACAGGTTTGATCTAGACACATTTGCTCCAGGTAATTTGAATGGATTGGTTGGAGATCCAACCTTTAATTGTAAAGCTAATATTACAGTAACAGGTGTATCTGCTACAGGAGAACTTAGTACACTTAATATTTGGTCACCTGTTGATGATAGCCAAACAGCAAACTGGAGAGAAATTGCAGCATAAATAAGCTATAAACTTTTCTCTTTTTGATTTATTATATAAACTACAGGAACAAATTATGGCAACCTACGTTAACAATTTAAGGCTCAAGGAAATAGCAACAGGTGACGAAAGCGGAACTTGGGGCACTTCTACTAACACTAATTTAGAATTAATTGGTGAAGCTCTCGGTATAGGTACTGAAGCTATCACCACTAACGCAGATACACACACTACAACCGTAGCCGACGGATCAGCAGATGCTGGTCGAGCTATGTATTTAAAATATACTGGCACGTTAGACTCAGCTTGTACAATTACGATTGGTCCAAACACTATGAAGCGTGTTCAAATAATTGAAAACGCTACAAGTGGTTCTCAAAATATAATTATATCGCAAGGCTCTGGTGCTAATGTAACTATTGCTGCTGGAAAAGTAGCTGTAGTTCAATTAGACGGAGCAGGAAGTGGAGCAGCAGTATTAGATGTATTTACTGACTTAGCTGTTACTGATAGTTTGTCAATTAACGGTACAACTTTAACTATAGGTGATGCTACTGCTGAAGATACTAAAATAGTATTTGATGGCAATGCACAAGATTTTTATGTTGGACTTGATGATAGTGCTGATGATTTAGTCATAGGTCTTGGTTCAACAGTTGGTACAACACCAGCTATCTCAGTAGATGAAGATCAGTTTGTAACAATGCCTAAAAAAGTCACAGCTTCTACTTCAGCTAATATTAGCCAAGTAGCTATTACTTCAAGTTCAAACGCAGTGGCTTGGGACGCACGAGCAGCAGCAAATGCATATCATGTTACTACAGAAAATACGACTTTCTCAGCACCTAGTAACGCTGTAGAAGGTGCAATTATTTCAGTAGAGATAGCTCAAGGTGGCACTGCCAGAACGATAGCTTGGAACACAGTTTTTGAGTTTGCAGCAAGTACAGCTCCTACTGTTACAGCAACAGCTTCTAAAACAGATATATTTGCATTTAGATACAACGGATCAGTCTGGCAAGAAATAGGTAGAAGCCAAAATATGGCTCAAACCTAATGTTAGAAATAATATTAGCTATTTGGATTTTTCTAGGATTTATATTACCTAATCCAAAGGAGTTTTAATGGAAACGCTACAAAGAACTGCTAATCGAGGGAGTGTCTCTACTGGGTATGATATTGATAACTCTACAAAATTTGAGGCTGATAATACTGAAAGAATGTATCGTGCTTGGGGTGGCTCAGGCGGTGGTAATGACCAAACTTGGACAGTTAGCCTTTGGGTAAAAAGAACTGAATTAGGAGCTTTGCAATATATTTGGGGTGGAGGTGTAAGTGCTAATGATGTTATATACATTAGTTTTGAAGATGAGGATACTTTAAAATTTAGGTCAACTAAAGATGGTGCTAATGATTGTATTTATGTGACTAACAGAAAGTTTCGTGATACTTCAGCGTGGTATCACATAGTTACTGCTTGTGACACAACAAGTGGAACAGCAGGAAATAGAATAAGATTTTATATAAATGGTGTTGAAGAAACTTCTTTTTCAACAGAAACAGATTTTGCACAAAACGATAACACTTTACATAATGCTAATAGTAGCTACATGGAGATAGGTACTGTTATTGGTTTAGCAAATAGATTTTGTGGTTACATAGCAGAAGTTATTTCTATATCAGGAAGTCAATTAGCACCAACAGACTTTGGTGAGTATGATGATGATAGTGGTATTTGGATTCCCAAACAATACACAGGCAGTTTTCCACAAAACTCAGTCTTTTTAGAATTTAAAGATTCTTCAAGTTTAGGAACAGATACAAGTGGAAATGGTCAAACTTTTACACTTCAAAACATATCAGCAACCGACCAAGCCACAGACACCCCGACTAATAATTTTGCTACTTTAAATCCTGTATTTGCATACTCAGCAACAGCAAGTGCAAATCCAATTATTTCAGAGGGAGCAACAGTATTAACAACACAAAATAGTGGGTATTGGCATAATTCAGTTTCAACCATAGCAGTTACAAGTGGCAAATGGTATTTTGAAGCACAGCCAGGAACTTCTAGCACCCATGTTACAGCAATCGGTTATGGTGATGAAGAAGATGTATATACTTGGGGTGTAGCAAATAGCCATGTTGGAGGTTCAAGCACAAAATCAAATGCTTATTTAGGTAGTGATACTGCTGGTTCAAGTTACGGCAGAATTTTTCCTGCTAATAGTTCTCCATCTACAAGAGTAAACTATACTAATAGCAATATTGTAGGTGTTGCAATAGACGCGGACAATGGCTATGTTTATTGGGCGAAAGACAATACTTATATTAATAGCGGTGATCCGACAAGTGGCTCAAGTGGTACAGGTGGTTATGCAGTTCCTTCAGGAACAGGTACAAATGGAATTTTAATACCATCAATCGCGGCTTATCATCATACTTCTTTAGGAAAAATATTAATTAATTTTGGTGGTTATACAACCATTTCAATTTCAAGTGGAGCAAGTGATGGCAACGGCTATGGTACATTCGAGTATGCACCGCCAAGCGGTTATTTAGCTCTTTGCACAAAAAATCTTGCATCTGATGGAGGTTCAGCATAATGGGTAAATATACTGCAATAGACGATCCATCAGCACACTTTCAGGCTCTTGTATATGCAGGAACAGGTGGGGATGCTGGTGCTAGTCAACCAACAACTCATACAAATACTGGTAATAGTGATTTACAACCTGACTTTATTTGGTTCAAAGATAGAGGTGCAAGTTATCAACATTATCTTGTAGATTCATCAAGAGGTAGAGCAAAAGGATTACATAGTGATGATGCATCAGCAGAAACAACTACAGGCTCAACTTCATACGATTTAGTTTCATTTGATAGTGATGGTTTTAAAGTGGGGTTACCAAGTGAGGGTAATTCAACTAATGGTGGAACTACAAGCAAAGTAGCATGGCAATGGAAAGCCAATGGCGGTACGACAGCCAGTAATACAACTGGCAATGGGATAGATTCAGTTGTTCAAGCTAATACAACAGCAGGATTTAGCATTGTTACTTATGATGGTAATGGAACACAAACTGGTCAAACTGTAGGACATGGCTTGGGTGCTGTTCCTAAAATGATTATTTCAAAAGATAGAGATGCTACTTCTAATGTTCCTAATTGGCGTGTTTATCACCAAGCCATAGGTAATACAAAATATTTAACTTTAGATACGGCTGCCGCTGCTGGAACTTATAACGATTGGGATAATACTGACCCAACATCTTCAGTTTATTCAGTAGGTGGTGCAGGTGGTTATACTCCTACAAATACCAATAACACAGAATATATAGCTTATGTGTTTGCAGATGTGCAAGGATTTTCAAAGATGGGAAGTTATGTCGGCAATGGAGACGCAACAAATGGTCCGTACATCCATCTAGGCTTTGCTCCAGCTTGGGTAATGATTAAAAATAGTGAAACAGCAAATAGACCTTGGTATATGTTTGACAATAAAAGAAGGGCATTTAATCCAAATGGTTCAATGTTAGAAGCTGATACAAGTGATGCAGAAGCTACCGATCAAGCAATAGATATGTTAAGTAACGGATTTAAAGTAAGACCAGATGCTTTGGGTAGTTTTGGAACAAGCTCATTAAATCATAGTGGTCAAAAAATGGTATACGCTGCCTTTGCAGAAAACCCATTTGTAACATCAGGAGGAATCCCAACAACTGCTAGGTAAAATAATTAATTTGAGGTAAGATAAAGATATGTGGGCATTAGTAGAATCAGGAAATATAAGTAAGGTTTATAATAAACCTAAACAATTAACGATAGGAGATGTAAATTATCCTAGTAATATTTTTAGTATGTGGACTAGCTCAGAGTTAGAAGCCATAGGTATTTATGAGGTGGTCATAGATAATACTAATTATAAAAATCCAGAATATTATGATAACACTAATCAATCCTTTACATTTGCTGATAATAAAGTTACAGCCACCTATGGCACAGCTACAGCTAGACCTTTAGAAGATAAAAAAGTAGACGATGGAGTTATAAAAGGTGTGCGACCACCTAAATTAGTTCAAGTTGATACTGAAGCCTATAACTTATTACAACCTAATGACTGGATGGTAGTTAGAAATGCAGAAAGTTCTAAAGCCATACCTTCAGATTGGCTAGACTATAGAGTAGCAGTAAGAACAGCGGCATCTGACATGAAAACAAAAATAAATGCAGTCTCAGACGTAGATGCTTTAGCCGCACTATATGTGTATAACGATGCTACACCACCAGTAAGACCACTAGGTGAGTGGCCAACAGAACCAACTTCATAGGAGTAAAATATGGATATAATTATTTGGTTAATAATCATAGTTATTTTAGGAATATCTGTAAAAAAATTTAAACCTACATGGTGGGAAAAATTAATTTCGTTTATATCTAAAAATTGAATGAAGTACTTCAAGCTATTGAAACCATAGGAATACCAGCAGCAGGAGCAGTTGGTTTAGGTTACTTAGTTTGGACACTCTTTAAATCCCTCATAGCAGATATACACAAAAAACTCGATACACAGCATAGTATGATTGTAGCTCTAATTGACCGCATACGTCAAATGGATAACGATATGATACGTATAGATACTATGGTAAGAGCAGCATTAAAATTACCACCTGATGTAAATCGTATAGCAAGAGCCGATGGTAAAAAAGATGTTCGTAAAGATTAACTTTTCTTAGATCTTATTATATGATTAGCATATGGCTAGTAAACCAAGAAAAACAACCGTTGACGTAGCGAATGACCTAGCCAAACATGAGGTACAGTGTGCGGAAAGATGGAAAACTGCTTTTAATCGTTTCGACTCTCTAGAAGCAAGTGTTCATCAAATTAATGACACATTAAAAAACTTTATTGTTGGAATGGTTGGGTTTTTAGCCACTGCTTTAATTTCTTTAGCTGTAACTGTAGTTTCGATACTTTAGGTATGACATACAGCTCTAACGAGAAACTTTCTCCTCATTTTAGATTAAAAGAACTTGAGCGTTCGCAAATGGCAGAACGACACAATATTGATAACACAGTTAAGGAAGAAAGTGTTTATAAAAATTTACAATTACTTTGCGAAAATGTCCTTGAGCCAGTACGTAATTATTATGGCATACCTTTTTCACCTAACTCTGGTTATCGTTGCCTTGACCTTAATAGGCGACTTAAATCGTCCGACACAAGTCAACATGTCAGTGGGCAGGCAGCAGATATTGAACTCCCAGGCGTATCCAATTACGACCTTGGGATATGGATCAAAAATAACTGTGAGTATGACACCGTCCTCTTAGAATTTTACAAAGAAAATATACCGTCCAGTGGATGGGTTCATGTGTCTTATGTTGAAGGCAATAATCGTAAGCGTGCATTGATCTTTGACGGGAAACAATATAAAAGTCTTGAATAATACTATAAAATATTAGTGTTATGGCACTAAACAAATTCATATTTAAACCTGGAATTTTTAGAGAAGGCACCGACTACGATAATGAAGGTGGTTGGTTCAATTCTAACTTGGTTAGATTTAAAGCAGGCAGACCACAAAAAATTGGTGGCTGGCGTAAAGATTCCCTTAACACATTTTTAGGAACCTGTCGTGCTTTACACGGATGGATTCTGTTAGCTGGTACTAAACTTTTAGGGTTAGGTACTAATTTAAAATACTACATTGAAGAAGGAGACTCTTTTAATGACATTACACCAATCCGTGCTACTACAAACGCTGGTGACGTTACTTTTTCCGCTTCTAACGGTGATGCGACTCTTACCATAACAGACACCGCACACGGTGCAGTACAGAATGATTTTGTTACTTTTAGCGGTGCTGTTAGTTTAGGTGGATTAATTACAGCGACAGTTTTAAACCAAGAGTACCAAATAGCTACCATAGTTAATGCTAATAGTTATACCGTGGAAGCTAAAGACACTAGTGGGTCGACAGTAACTGCTAACGCTTCTGACAGCGGTAACGGTGGTAGTAATACCGTAGGTACATATCAAATTAACACAGGTCTTGATGAGTATGTTAGCTCTACTGGGTGGGGAGTAGGAACATGGTCTGCAGGTACATGGGGTTCCTCAACTGCTATATCTTCCTCTAATCAATTAAGGCTTTGGGCTCATGATAACTTTGGTGAAGATTTAGTTATTAACCCACGTGGCGGTGGTATTTACTATTGGGATGCTACTAATGGCGTAAGTACTAGGGCTACTGAACTAAGCGGAATAACTGGTGCTAATCTTGTGCCCACAGTTGGGCTACAAAGTATAGTCAGCGAAATAGATAGACACTTAGTTATACTTGGTGCCGACCCTTTAAACGCTGGTGGAACTGCTAGGACAGGGAGCATTGATCCTATGTTTATAGCTTTTAGCGACCAAGAAAATTCTTTAGAGTTTGAGCCTTTAAACACCAACACAGCTGGTAGTTTAAGGTTATCTGAAGGCAGTATTATAATTGGTGCTGTAAAAGCACGTCAAGAAATATTAATATGGACTGACATAGCTTTATACAGTATGCAGTTTATTGGACCACCATACACTTTTGGACTTAACTTAATTAACGACAGTACAGGACTTATAAGTCCTAAAGGTGCAATTACTACTCCTAGCGGAGTATATTGGATGGGTTACGATAGTTTTTACGTGTATAATGGATCAGTACAAAAAGTTCCTTGTTCTGTATTAAGTTACGTTTTTGATAATTTAAATGCAGGTCAAGCGTTCAAAATATTTGCTTTTAGTAATACAGAGTTTAATGAAGTTGGTTGGTATTATCCTTCAGGCAGTAGTTTAAACATAGACAAATATGTAGTTTACAACTACGCTGAAAATGTTTGGTCGATAGGGGAACTTACAAGAACTGCTTGGTTAGATAAAGGTATAGTTAATTACCCTAGAGCTACAGAGGGTCAATACCTGTACGAACATGAGTTTGGGTATGATAATGATGGTAGCCCTATGACTAATGTGTTTATAGAAAGTAGTGATTTTGATATTGGAGATGGTGAATCTTTTGGTTTTGTGCGTAGAATTATTCCTGACATTAAATTTTTAAGTAACAGTAGTGAAGGAAAAGTAAACGTAGTTCTAAAAACACGCAATTATCCTGGAGACACTTTAACTACTGCTAGCACAAGTGCTATACAAAGCACAACTACTAAAGCAGATGTAAGGGCTAGAGCAAGACAAATAGCCTTACGCTTAGAGTCTGACGACGATGCTGCTAACTCAGGTAACACTGATGTGGGTTGGCGTTTAGGAGCTACTAGACTTGATATACAGCCAGACGGAAGAAGATAGTGGCTAAACTATTGCCTACTAGACTGCCTATTAGCATGGAGCCACAGGTAACGTCTGACACTTTTAATAGGTTAGTGCGTGTTTTAGAAATAAACTTAGGTCAATTTGATCCCTCAAACACTAGTCAAATAAACACTGCGGAACGGAGTATAGGTTTTTATAATCAAGGCTCTATAATTTTTAATACTAATACAGACACACTTCAATGCTGGGATGGTAGCAGATGGAGAGACTTATTTACTTCTCAATTTTACGTTAATAACGATTTAGGTTTTGGCTTAACAGGAGCACTAGGTACAGTCAGTGTCACGATCTCGTAAATGTCATTACTGCGGGATTAGTAAGCCTGCTAGTAATTTTGATCAAAGTAAAAATAGCAACCAATGTAACGAGTGTAAATTAGAAAGACGTTATGAAAAAATCAATAGTACTCCCTTAACCTATATACAACACTTATACGTTCAATTAAGATACGTACGTAAAAAACAAGGTATTACCTGGGATGTTACTCCCCAAGAACTATTTATATTATACGCAAAACAAGAGGGTAAGTGTGCTCTCACAGGAAAAGAATTAACATTTAAAAGAGGAACAGATGAAGAATCAGATTTTAATATATCTATTGACCGTATTAACCCTGATGACGGCTATAGTATTGACAACATCCAGCTTGTTGGTAAAATTATTAACTTTTTAAAACACGACCTACCTCAAGAAAAATTTATCAAATTAATAAAAGTAATATACAATAATTTAAACAATTAAATTTTTCTTATATGACTATAGACGAGCAAATGAAAGAAGCTCAAAAAATAACGCTTAATGAAGGTAAGACTTGGTATAATTTAGCAGAAGGATTTGATAAATGGAGAGTCTTTCCTAGGTTACTTATTACTTTATATGGGTATGCTTTTTATAGAACTACAGAATGGTTCATGACGCTACCTGATCCCACTAACGCACAAAGTGCATTTGTATCTGTTATAGTAGGTGCAGGTGCAGCATGGTTTGGTTTATATGTCGGCAGAAAATAAAGGCTATAAAGGTATGTTTTGGGATGACGTTAATAAACGTTATTATCGTTGGCACGATTTAGTACTACTAATGAAAGAAAGAGAGTTAAAGAAAAAACAAAATGATTCCAAATAAATTAATAGACGCAGTAGGTGGTGTAGTAGATAAATTTATAGTAGACAAAGATCTACAAGCTACGCTTAAACACGAAATGGAAATGTCTCTACATAATGCTAATTTAGCACAAATAGAGTTAAATAAAGCAGAAGCACAACATGCTAGCATATTTGTTGCTGGTTGGCGACCGATGGTAGGTTGGATATGTGCGGTTGCACTCGGTTATCACTTTATTTTCAGTCCTCTTTTGGCTACTATCCTCACACTTTCAGGGTATACTATTACTTTACCTGAGTTTGAATTCGCTCAACTCAGCACCATCCTAATGGGCATGCTCGGTTTAGGTGGCTTACGTACATTTGAGAAAATGAAAAAAGTAACGAAAGGTAACTGATGGGTTTAAAAAAGTTTTTCAAAAAGAATCTTAGAGATATCGCTACAGTAGTAGGGTTCGCTATCGGTGGACCTGCTGGTTCTGCAGCGATGGGTGCTGCGATAGGACAAGGAGTAGGTTCATTAGCTGAAGGTAGAAGTTTAAAAGACTCAGTTATGAGTGCTGGTAAAGTTTACACTGGAGGCAAAATAGCTCAAGGTTTTGGTATCACAGGAGACACAATAACTCCAGGAAGTGGTAGTTTTGGAAAATTAGCTGAACAAGGAGCAACTTCATACGGTGGTACTTCAGGTTCTTTTTTAGAAGGTATAGGTGGTGCTCTTAGAGGCGATAACACAGCAGCATTTGGCGAAGCACTAAAAGCATTACCTTTAGGTTCAAAAGCAATGTTGGCTGGGCAAGGTTTAAATTTATTAGGAGCTTTTGACCCTGTGGCAGCACCCAATAACACAATGCCAGCAGCAATGGGTGGTCAATATTTAACACAAGGTTTAAGACCAGCTATTGTTAGCGATGTATACGGAACAGGCAACATGAGAGGTTTACCTAGTGTGCCAGGAGTCCAAGGTTCTGGTGTAGCTATGGATCCTGTAAGTATGGCTTATATGGAATTATTAAGAAAACAACAAGATGAAAGTTATGGTGATTTAGCTTTTCCTGAGTTTAGTCAATCGCCAATTATGACCGCCAAAACTGGCGGTATAGCAAGACTCGCCGACGGTGGGGAATTGCCTGAGGTAGATTTACGTTTTACAGGAGGTGGTACTAATGATCCTAACGGATCAGGGGATGAAGATACTATACCAGCACTACTTGCCGACGGTGAGTTTGTGATGACTAAACAAGCTGTAAAAGGAATAGGAAATGGCGATCATGATAAAGGTATCGCAATGTTATACGCTATGATGGACAGTAACGAAAACAAAGCACAACGAATGGGATTAGGTAGGGCATAATGGCAGAAACACAACAATTTGCAAGAGTAGAAAGTTTACCACCAGCATTTTTACAACAATTTTTTGCTGGTGTACCAGGAGCAAATATTCCTGGAATCATGCCTCTACTCAATCAAGAATTAGTAAATAGACTTACTGGTATGGGCGTTGAAGGTGCCACACCTTACACTTATCAAGGTGAGCGTATAGCTGGGTTTACCCCTGCAGAACAACAAGCCTTTAGACTAGCAGGTGAAAGTGCTGGTAGTTATATGCCTTATATACAAAGAGGCGAACAATTAGCTGAACAAGGTTTATCAAACGTTTTAGGCTCTACAGGTTTAGCTACTGACTATTTACAACAAGCTGGTAGAGAAGGTGCTGGGGCTGTTAGAGAAGCAGCAGGAATACTAAGAGGGCTTCCTGGTCAGTTTACTACTGCACAAGGCATAGGTCTCGGTGGTCTAGGTCAATTTAATCCTAATATGGCTCAAAGTTTTTATAATCCGTTTGAAGAGCAAGTGGTCGCACAAACACTAGAAGACATTAATAGACAATATGGTCAAGCTGATGTAGGTGAAAGAGCACGACAAATAGCTAGTGGTGCATTTGGTGGTTCTCGTGGTAGACTTAACCAAGAAGAAATAGCAAGACAATATGGGCGTGGTGCAACAGAGGCTGTTAGTGGAATAAGAAGAGCAGGGTTTAGCCAAGCTCAACAACAAGCACAACAAGCATTTGAAGAAGCACAACGTAGACAATTACAAACAGCACAACTTTACGGTAACTTAGCAGGTCAACAAGGCAACGTGGCTGGTGGTCTAGGTAGTTTAGGTACAGGGCTCAGTAATATATTGGGTGGCGTAGGTAGAGATATAGCAACTACAGGTTTACAAACTGGTCAGTTCGGCTCTAACGTAGGTCAACAAATAGCAGGTCTAGGTCAGGGTTTAAGTGGCTTAGTAGGTACTGATATTAATAGATTGATGGGTATAGGTGGTCAACAAAGAGGGCTTCAACAAGCAGGTCTAGATTTAGATTATCAAAACTTTGTGGGTCAATATAACTTACCGATGCAAACTTTTGGTCAAGTAGGTCAATTAGCAGCAGGATTCGCTCCTGCTCTTGGTGGTCAAACTTTAACACAATCAAGCACTAGTGCACCTAGTAATAGCTTAATGCAAGGACTAGGTACTGCGATTGCTGCATACGGTGCACTTTCATGAGCATAGATTTAGCTAATCAATTAGTAGCTCGTAATGTACCTATTGAAACTATAATTCAACAAACAGGTCTACCTAGAGCAACTGTTAATAATTTAGTAAACGCACAATTAAACATATCAAGACCAAGTATGCCTATGTCTAGCCCACAAGGTATAAACTCCCTTCAAGGTAGTTTACAACCTGACGTAGCTGATGTAGTGCCAAACGTTGGTACAGATATAGCGGACTACTTAACAGAAGAACTAGGTTTTGACCCTGAAGCTATGGCTAATCCTAATATAGATATAACGTCAGAAGATTTAACTACAAAACAAAATTTAAACATAGCTAACGCAGAAGTAATGGTTGAAGATCCTAGTCAAGTAGACATACTTTTAGCAAATCAAAAAACATTATCTGGTCAAACAGATGAAGATGTAGTAGATATTTATAAAAAAGCGTTAGCTCAATACTCGGGTGTAGATTATAAAAGTTTAATACCGCTACCTGATAAAGATTTTGCTATTATGATGGCTGGTTTAAAACTAGCAGAAGCAGGATCAAAAGGCGAAAAATGGGGTACAGCTTTAACTCAAGCTGTAACTACTGGGCTTACTCAATATGCTTCTGATAAACGTAGTTACGAAAAACAAATTTTAGGTATAGACCTACAACTTGCACTTCAAAACGATAAAGTTATGAAAGACTTTATAGGTAAACAATTAGATTACGCTCAAAAATTAAAAAATGAAGAGCTTACAGGTGCACGTAAACAATATATGGTCAAGGTGCCAGGAACAGAAGACAGTACTATTAAACAGCTTACTTCTGTACAGGTTGGTAATTTACAAGCTGGTGGATATGATTTAACGGAGTATGATGTTTCTAAAATGGGGGCGTTAAAAAATTACACTATTACTTACAACAATGGTGTAACTGACACAGGTACATTAACAGAAGCACAAGCGTTAAAATACAATGAAGATAAAAGAAATGGTATTATAAAAAATATTGAAATTGCTGGAGCTACAAGCTCTTCTGATGAGTTTGGTGTTTTAACTAGGGCTAAAAATGCACCGCCAGGCACTAATTTTACTTTTGGTTACACCAGTAAAACAGGACTTACTAACCTTATAAATAACCCTGATTTAGAAGTGATTCCGTTAAAAGACGCTGGCGGTAATTACGAAGTTATAGACAAACAAGACAACACTTTGAAAAAAATACCTGCTATTCAATACTTTGCTAACGCAGATCAATACAAACTTAAACGAGGTTTAACAGGTAGTATAATTTCTCCTGATGGAACAATGATTAGTTTTGATAGTGATGGTTCTGGCTTTAGTAGTATGAACGCTAACTCAACAGGTAAGGCAGTAGAAAAAGTAGTTGAACAAGTAAGAAGTAGAAAATTTTTAACTAATGAAGTAGTTCGTTTAGCAGGTAATACTATTGACACTATACTGGGTATGGAAAACCCTGATTTAGCATTTGATAATTTAGCTGGTAGAGGTGTTACTAATGTAAAAAGTGCTTTAACTAACTTGAATGCTATAAGTAATATTTTTTCTAAACCTGTAGTTAGAAATCAAGAAGGCGATATAGTAAAAGGTTTTACGTTTTCCTATACAAACCCAGAAGACAATACAGTAGAAAAAGGTTTAAGTTATGACCAATTTAGAAATAAAGTTATACAATCAGAATTTTTTCAAAAGTTTGAAAAAAGTGATTTAGGTCAATTTGTAAACAGTATTGATCAAAAACGTGGACTTGCTCAGTCGCAATTATTTACGTTAGCTTTAGTTGGTGCTGCAGCAGCAGGTGGTTCAGCCGACCTTGATTTAAGGGCTATATCTGATAAAGATATGGACTTATTTATGACTAGAGTTGGAGCAAGAGCAAGTAACGCTAATCAATTTATGGCGATTATAAATCAATTTAGAGAAGACATTATTGAAACAGAAATGAATTACTTAAATTCTATGTTAGATATGCCTATAACTCAAATGAGAGAAGCTAAAAATCCAGAAACAGATCAGTTTGAAGTTAAAAAAGTAGACTTGTTTGAAGAAAGAGGTATTTACAAACAACGTAATGCAAGATTAAAAGAATTAGAAGCAGAGCTAGAAAAAATTAGAGCTTTACCAAGATTAGATGTAATGGATGATGATTTTGCCGTAAGTAGTTCAAAGGATCTAAGAGTAGCACTTGAACCTATGGGCGGAGTATCACCAACTACACCTATAGCTGTAACAGTTCCTGGAATACAAAATCCATCATACGAGCAGGTAGTAGGGTATATATTTTCATTGTCTGATCAAGAAGCAAGAACTTATTTAAATGGTATACAACAAAGTTACGGTAAACGTAACCCCAATGAGTACAATTTATTATTGAATTTTTATAAACAAGCTAAAGGTAAGATGCAATAATGGCACAGAACGACATAGTAGATATTGATCCAGTCCTTGAGCAATTAGAACAAATACAACTTAGTGAACTATTTCCTGAGAGACAAGCAATAGCTGATAGAACGTACAGTGGCAAAAGATTTGGTGACAGTTTTAAAAATTTTTTAGTTGAAGAACTAGGTGTACCTTCTACTATTCTTGATTTAGCTGTTGGTCCGCAAGGCGGATTTAGAGAAAGAATGTTTACTCCAGGAAAAGGTGGTGACCCACTTGGTATACCTCCTATGTCCCCCATACAATTTAGAGGTTTTAGAGAATTACTTGAGCCTACAGATGTCGGTTCAAGAGTAGCTAGAGAAAGTGGTGTAAAAGAAAATCCACCGACGCAAATTAGTAGAATTGCTGCGTATATACCTAGAGATAGTTATGATACAGGCGTTCAAACTTTAATACGTAATTATTATGGTGATAATTTTGACGTACCAGATAATTTTGATTATGAGTTTCAACGCGAACCTTTTAATAATCAAGTTATATACCGTGACCCAACGGATAATGAACTTAAATTTATAAACCCACCTGGGATAGATTGGGGTAATTTTACAGCTGGCATGGCACCTATAGCAGCAGAAATAACAGGCGTTTTTGCAGGAGCAGGAGCAGGTACTCTTGGGGCACCTGTCCCAGGAGTCAATCCAGGATCTGGTGCCATAGTGGGTGAAGTATTAGCTAGTTATTTATGGCGTGTCAATAATCTAAACGAACTAGCTAGTCAAGGATTACTTAACCCCAGTTACGACGAAACAAAAATACAATACAGAGCCATGAAAGATGCAGGTATGACTGCTCTGTTTAGTATTGGTGGGGCAGGCGTATATAGGCTATTAACCAAAGCATTTGGCACAGGTTCTATTTTTCCTGGGATAAAAGAAGAAGATTTTGCTAAGGCTTTTGATGAGTTAAAAGCTGGTGCGGATACCCCTGCTAAAGAAAAAGTAGTAGAAACTGCTACTGTTCCTGAAGTTATGGCTACGCAAGATTTACAACCGATTATTGCTGGTGGTCTACAAGCAGAAATAGCAAGAGCAGCAGGACGAGGAGATAAAAGGGCTGGTCAAGTAGTTGCTAAACTTGAAGCAGGAGAAACAGCAAAACTTGAAGCTATTGAAGAAACTCTTGAGGATGCAGCAGGAGTTATGCCTACTAAAACAGGACCAATACGTGAGCAGTTAGATGAACTTCAACCTGAAATAGTACTTCGTAAAGAAGAATTAGGTAAAGGTATGAAATCTGAGTTTGACGAGACTATTGATCCTAAGGTAATGGAAGTTGAAAAAACTATAGAAAATGCTAGAGGTACTTTTGATACTAATATCAATAATTTATTAGATGAAACTGTTGAACCTGAAGTGGCACTAGAGGCTTTAAGAAAAACAGTTGCGGATATTTCAAAAGGTGAAAAGGCTCTTCCTGGAACTGGTAAAGGATTTAAAATTAAATTAAACAAGTTACTGGCTACTAATAAAACTGAGGAAGAAATTTTAGATAAAGTTTTACAACTAGCTAAAACTAGTGACAGAAATTTTTTCAAATCTTTTTTAAATGATTCTGAATATGTTGAAAGTGCTGTTTTATTACGTAGAGCATTAAAAAATAAATATAAAAAATCAATGACTACCGATGAGTCTGGTAATCTAATGCCTTTAACACCAGATCAACATCAAAAATTTATTACGGATAATAAAAATATTATAGAGGATTTATTTGACCCTGCTGACGCTAAAATTTTTGAAGACGCAAGTCTTTTAGGTAGACAATTAAATAGAGAAGTAAGAAGTAATGAAAAAGCTATTGATGAGTTAAGAAGGTTGCCTTGGAACTCTGAAGCGAATGCTAACCCAGAGTTTATTTTTAAAAATACATGGACAACTCAAAAAGAAGGCATAACTAAAACTAGAAAAGTTAAAGATATTATTGGAGACAACCAAGAATTAGCTGATGAGTATCGTTTAATGATTTTAAATGATATGCGTAAACAAACAGATAATTTTAAAGGCACTAAAATAGTGGACTATATAGACAACTATGGTGCTATGCTTGAACAATGGTATCCTAAAGATGTAGTTAAAAATTTAAGAGAATACTCAAATTTAATTAAGAGTATGAAAACTAAACAAGGTGCAGTATTTGATGATCCTGCTCTAGTTGAGCTCATAAATAAAGCAGCAAGAGTTTACGTAGGGTTTTTTACTGCTCCTGGTAGGGCATTAAGTGCTTCTAAACAACTTTTAGGTATGCATAAAAATGCTAAGTTTGTCGATTTGATGCTCAATCCTCAAAAATATAGAGACGCAATAAAAATGCGTAAAATATTACAAGATCCTAAAGTTGTACAGATAGTGAAAGGTTTAAGTAAAACTTACGGTAGAGAAACAAGTTTAGTTTCAGGTTTTGATGAACCAGAAAAAGGTCAAATAGAAACAGCTGATCCTGTTTTACTCAATCAACCAATAGAGGAACTAGAAATAACTGAACTAAATAGAGGCGGAGAACCGTTAATGGAGTTAAAATACTAACATGAGCGTATACGATAGATTAATGTCTAACTTAGGACGTATGGATGAACGTGAGGAACTGCCGTCTCGAGGTAATTTCCTTAGAAGAGCAATAGATGACGTTCGTTCTCAAATTACTCCACCTAGTGATCAAAATGTTGGTTTAGGTACTATACCTATGACACAAATGACTCAAGAACAAATTAATCAAATATTAGCAGGGCTTGACCCTTCTATTTTTGGTTACAGACCACCAGCTATAGAACCAGAAGTAGAAACTGTTGAAACTGGTTTAGAAGATACAGGCGTTTCTGATGAAATAGTAGAAGATGTAGTTGATAACAATAGATATGATTTAGGTGTATTAAATCCACAAACAGGGGAAGTTTACGAAAGTGAAGACGACTTACCAGAAGGTGTCGTAGTAGGTGGCGGTGATGGTCCAGCAGGAACAGTCGTTGAAGGACCATATGTTGCTCCTCCTCCGCCCTCAGTTTTTTCTGAACCTAGCCCAACAATCGTGGACGGTGGTATAACTACTGCTACACCCACAGTTGACGATAGAAATTTAATTACTCCTAATGTAGAAGTACCTGAAGGCAGTATGACTGGTTTAGGTAGTTATTTTACAGCTCCACAAATTGACCAAATAGTTGATCCTGGATATAGCCGACCAGCTACCACAGACATGGATAAACTATTACAAATGCAAAGGCAAACTTACGGTAATTTTTTATATGCACCGACACCTGCTCCTGCTCCTAGCCCAAACACACCCACACCACCAGGAGACGGTGGTTCAGGATACGCAGGAGATGTTTATAATTCAGGTATAACTAATTCTGTTATGAACCCTAACATAACTGATTTATACAATAACCCAACAGGAATACAGTTTAATGATATTCAAAATCAAATGTATATGGATCCTACAAGGTTTAATGATATAGGTGGTTATTACACTGGTTATAGCCCTATGCAGGACATTACAAGAGGAATAATGAATAATATTTATAATACAGGTTACGGCACTATGGACTTTCCTGTGTTTAGTGGTATTACTAGTTTAGTTCCTGAGGATACTAGGTCTGTTCTCCGTCGTTAAATTACTTTAACCAATCAGTAAACGTTTCTTCACCTAATACTAAGTTAGCTATAGATTGTTTTCTACGTAACGCCTTTACTATCTTTTCGTCTACTGTCCGTTCACAAACTATATCTATATAGGTAACTTTATTAGTTTGACCAATACGGTGAGCACGGTCTTCTGATTGTAACCGTTTTTCTAAATCATAGTTGTTACTATAATAGATAACGGTACTGGCAGCAGTTAGTGTTATTCCGTAACCACCTGTTTGAGTATTACCTACAAAAAATCTTAGAGGGCTGTTTGGGTCTTGAAACTCATCAATTACCCTTTCACGTTCAGCTTGTTCAACGCCACCGTAATAAGTTCCTACTGAATTTCTACCGTAAATGTCAATTAAGGTCTTTTCTATTTTTTGTATGTCGTATCTATAATTAGCCCAAATAATGACTTTTCCGTCAGTTTCTTCTAAAATAGAGAGCAATTCTGGGAGTCTTTGAGAAGTTATTTCGGTAGTAACTCCGTCATCGGTCACTGTGAATCCGCATGAAATTTGGTGTAAACGTATAATTTGTGTTATAACGTTTTTAATAGTAACGGTTTTAGAATTTTTTAATAAAGTGACAGCAAAACGTTGTAATTCTTTATACGCTTTCTGTTGGTCTTTTGTCATTTCTATAGTTCGTTTAATATATACTTTTTCAGGTAAGTCTAGACAATCTTTTTTCAAAACTCTGTGGCTAAACTTAGTAAGTAGCTCATTTAACTCATCCATGTTTTTATAACCTGTGACAAATTTAAAAGTTCTACCTTGACCACTCTTTTCTACCATGTCTGCGTAACGTGCACGGAAACTATAATAACTACTAAAGCCCAATAACGCAGGGTTTAAAAACATACACTGACTATATAAATCTAGTGGGCTTTTAGTAACAGGTGAGCCAGTGAGTATTCTTCTATAGTAAGCGTACTTACCTAGTCGTACACAGTTCGCTGTCCGTTTAGCATCTTGATTTTTAATAGTAGTACTTTCATCAATAACAAAAATTGACTTACTTAGTTGTAAAAACTTATTAGCAAACTCAACACCTTTTTTAGTGCTAAACGCTTCTATGTTCATAACTAGTATTTTTAAATTGAAGTCGGAAGAATAAATAACTTTTAATTCTTTTTGAAAAGACTTAGTGTGATTACTTTGCCACTTCACTATGTCATAAGGTACGTGGTCAGGTAAGTGTGTTGGTATTTCTTTACTTACCCAATTATCATATACACCTTTAGGTGCAACTATAAGTGCATTATATATCTTGCCTTGGCTATATAAGTAAGCAATATTATCTATTATAACTTTTGATTTACCACAACCCATCTCCATAAATAAAGCATACTCATCTTTATCATGTGATACTTCTAATGCTTCTAACTGGTGGTCGTATGGTTTAGTTTTAAATTTAAAATCTTTCACTATCTTAGTCTCTTAAAGAAGTAAAGGTGTTAAGCCGTAACTTAACCGTTGTAGCCTAGTCTATTTGTCCAGGACTTACGACCTTTACTTATAGGTAATAATAAAGTACTTCAGTAAGAAATAAAAGGTTATTGCGTGTTTTATGCTAATAGCGACATAATACGTTCAGCCAATACGCCACTAGCCCTTATATAATAAGCGTTTAAAAAAATTCTATTACAGCTATTAGCTAAACACAAATGTTTTTTGATTTTTAAAACATAAATTATTTTTACCTATATAGCACATAGGGTTTTATTTTTTAGTAGATTAGGTTTATAATTTTTTATAGGGTAGCTTAACTTAGTGTTAAGGTTATTCATATGTAATCTCCTTTCATGGCTATCTACTTACCCTTAATTTGTAGGTAGCCGTGATTTTAAGATAAAAAGAGACAAGATGGCAGTATACGTAGTACAAAAACCAGATAGTAAAAAGAACATACTTTCCGCTTCACAGTTTGGTGACTTTGAATTTATATTGGATAGAACTCCAGATATGATATTCAGCCCTGTTCCAACTGTAGCTAAAATACGTAAGAAACTAATTGACTTCAATGATGACGACTACCTTTTATTAATTGGCGATCCCGCAGTTATAGGTGTATGTGTACATTACGCTTTACAAAATAATAGAGGTAGGGCTAACTTACTTAAATGGGATAACCGTGAATATAAATACTTTAACATTGAGGTAAATACAAATGTTTGAACCAGAAGATAAACCAATGGGCGACGCTTCCCTTAAAGCGTTATCTGATAAATCTAAAGAACTAGAAAACCTAGACAACGCTATTAAAGATATAGAAGAAGAACTAGGTAAATATAAAGCCATGTATAGAGAAATAAGCGAGGTAGACATACCGAGTATGCTTAGTGAGTTAGGGCTTAGTGAAATTACACTAGCTAATGGTAATAAAATAAGTACCACTAGTTACTATTCAGCACGTATAAGTGAGGACAAACGTGATGAGGCTTTTCAATGGCTTAATGATAATGGCTTTGCTGATATTATTAAAAACACAGTTTCTGTAAGTTTTGGTAGAGAAGAAGACGACTCTGCTAAGAAGCTCGTAGATAGCTTAGAGGATAATGGGTACGCTACCGCTCAAAAAAAGTGGGTAGAACCTATGACACTCAAGGCTTTTGTACGGGAACAAGTGGAAAAGGGTTCCGACCTGCCCTTAGAAACTTTTAATGTTTATATAGGTCAAAAAACAAGGATAATTAAAAAATGACACAAGAAAAAAGTGAAATAAGTGAAAAGAAAAAAACTGAACTGGCTGTGCCGTCCGCCTTTATGGAAGACGCTAACAGTGGTTTAGAAAATATAACCTCTGATGACCTTACCATACCTCGTTTAAAAATACTTCAAGCGTTAAGCCCAGAAGTAAACAAGCGTGACGGTAAGTATGTTGAAGGTGCCGATGCTGGTGACGTAATTAATACTGTTACTAGTAAGCTCTATAGCGATGATAACCCTCTGGTAGTTTTACCTGTGAGTTATAAACGTTTGTTTTTAGAGTGGCAACCTAGAGACTCTGGTGGTGGTTTAGTTACGTCACATGATGACCAATCTATCCTTAGTAAAACTACTAAGAACGATAGGGGTCAGGATGTACTTGAAAACGGTAACTATATACAAACCTCAGCTAACCACTTTGTTATTGTATTAAATAACGACGGTAGCTTTGACCAAGCAGTAATTCCTATGGCTGGTACACAGCTTAAAAAGTCACGTACTTGGAACTCTGTTATGGCTAGTTTAAAACTACGATCAGGTGATAAGGTGTTTACCCCACCTAGCTTTAGTCACAGGTATAGTATGAAAACTGTACAAGAGTCCAATGACCGTGGCTCTTGGTTTGGTTGGAATATTACTAACCTTGGACCAATTAGCGAAGAAGATATGTTTTTCTACGAAGCAGCAAAAGACTTTGCTTCATCCGTAGGAGAAGTTAGTATGTCAAGTAACAGTGGTGATGCTTCAACTGAGGATGCACCGTTTTAACTCTTGGGGGCTTTATGCCCCCTTCTTTTACAGGAGATTGTATTGGAACTTGCCCAACAGTTTAGTCAAATTTTTGAAGGCTCTAAACGTGCACATGGCATATTTGATATCAATGATTATAATAACGGTCAAAAACAACAAGGTGTTGCTCGCACTATAAAGACCGTAGGTGCCACCCTACAAAACTGGACAGATCATTTAGAAGGTAAAACTGGCATAGGTATCATACCTATTAATGAAGATAATTTAGTTAAATGGGGAGTAATTGATATTGATACGTACTCTCTTGATCTACCTAAATTAGTACAAAAAATAGAAGATTTTAAATTACCACTTATAGTATGTAGAAGTAAAAGTGGTGGAGCTCACGTATTCTGCTTTACTGATGATTGGGTACAAGCTGGGGATATGCAGGATAAACTAAGAGAGTTGGCTGCAGGTCTAGGTTACGGTGGTGTAGAAATATTTCCTAAACAACGTGAGGTACTTGTAGACCGTGGAGATATAGGTAGCTGGTTAAATATGCCGTATTTTGAAGGTAGTGCTTCAGTAAGATATGCGTTAAGTGTAAAAGGTGAAGCACTCACTCCAGAAGAATTTATAGATTTCGTACAAAAACGTAGAGTAAGTCTTGACGTATTAAACAGTTTATCCGTACCAGAAATAGAGGAATTAAAAGGTGGTCCTCCGTGTTTAAAAACGTTACTCAAACAAGGATTTCCTGAAGGTACACGAAATAATGGTTTATTTAATGTAGGTGTATATTTAAAACAAGCTACACCTGATAAGTGGGAAACTGAAATAGAGGACTACAATAGAAAATTTGTTAGTCCGCCTCTGCCTGCTCAAGAAGTACTTACTTTAATAAGTACCTTAAAGAAAAAAGATTATAACTATAAGTGTAGTGATGAGCCTATACGTTCTTACTGTGACGTACAAAAGTGTCGTACCTGTAAATTTGGCGTAGGAAAAGGTAATACTGCTCCTACATTTTCTAGTCTAGCTAAATTAGATACTAAACCACCTTTATGGTTTTTATCTATTGATGATAAACGCTTAGAACTTACTACCGAACAGTTACAAAATCAAACTAAGTTTCAACGTGCTTGTATGGACGTTATAAATCTTATGCCACCTAAAACTAATGAACGTGCTTGGCAAGCACAAATACAAAGTTTAATGGATAATGGTATGGAAATTATAGAGGTAAGTAATGATGTATCATTAGACGGTCAGTTTAAAGATTTACTAGAATCGTTTTGTACTGACTTAGCTCAAGCTAGTACACGTGAGGAAGTACTACTAGGCAAACCCTATACTGAAAACGGTAATACCCACTTTAGAATTAAAGATTTACGTGAGTACCTAGTCAAACATAGATTCACTGAGCTAGACACTAATAAAATAGCCAGTAAACTACGAGACCTAAAGGCTAAACATACGTTCTGGAACCTAAAAGGTAGGGGAACTAATGTTTGGTACATACCTGAGATTGACTATAAAGATGAAACACTTGACGGTCATGACTTTACAGAGGATATGATGTGACTTGGAACGTTGTCCTTGGTCCTCCTGGAACAGGTAAAACTACTTACCTATTAAAAACTGTTGAAGAATTATTTCAAAAAGATATAAAACCCTATGAGTTAGCATATCTTGCTTTTACTAAAAAGGCAGCAACGGAAGCTCTACAAAGGGCAGTAGAAAAGTTTGAATACGAACCTGATCAATTAGTTTATTTTAGAACCATACATTCTCTTTGTTATTTCTGGCAAGGGCTAAGTAAGTCTGATGTATTAGATAGAAAAGATTTAAGAGCGTTTAGTCAAACTGTAGGTGAAAAAATTAGTTCAGCGTGGGATGGTGAAAACTTAATGGCGTTAAACTCTAAGGGTGATCAAATGTTATTCTTAGAAAATATGGCACGTAATAAAGGAGAATCTTATCAGTTAACTTGGAATAAAGCCAACACCGATATATCTTGGATACATTTTGATTGGTTTTGTAAAAACTATAACCAGTATAAAGCGTTGAATTACTTAATGGATTTTACAGATATGTTAACAGGCTTTCTAGAGTTTGAAACTAGACCACCTTTAAAAGCATTAATCGTAGATGAAGCTCAAGATTTATCAGCACTACAATGGAAGTGTGTACATAAATTAGCTCAAGATGTTGACCATGTTTATATAGCTGGGGATGATGACCAAGCTATTTATAAGTGGGCAGGTGCTGACCCTGATCATTTTATAAACTTAGCTGGTAAAGAAATATATTTAGAGCAAAGTTATCGTGTGCCTAGAAAGGTTCATGACGTAGCATTAAACATAGTAAAAAGAATACGTAACCGTAGACATAAAACTTGGATACCAAGAGAAGAAGAAGGAAGCGTAACTTACCACAATAATTTTGAACATATAGATATTTCTGACGGTGATTGGTTGTTTTTAGCTAGAAATAATTATTTATTGAATAACGTAGAAAAACATTTACGTACTAATGGGTACTTTTTTACCAAAAATAATAGAGCCTCTGTAAGTGAAAATTTATTGACGGCTATTAAAGATTGGGAACTTTTACGTAAAGGCGAAAGTATAGAAGCTAATAGAATCAAAAAAATATATGGTCACATGAAAGCAGGTAAAGGTGTACGTACTGGCTATAAAACTATGAAGCAAGCTAGTCCCGATTTAATTTTAAACATCAATCAACTTAAAAAGAATTACGGATTATTAGTGGATGATATATGGCATAAGTCTTTTGATTTAATAGGTGATGCTCAACGTGAGTATATTATTTCTGGCTTACGTAAGGGTGAAAAAGTAAATTCTTCAAGAATTAAATTGAACACTATACATGCTACTAAAGGTGGTGAGTGTGAAAATGTAGTGCTTTTAACTGACGTGGCTAATAAAACTTATGAGGAATTATATAGAAGCCCAGATAATGAGTGTCGTGCTTTTTATGTAGGTGTCACTAGGACTAAAGAAAATCTACATATAGTACAAGGTAGAACTAGAAAAGAGTTTAAAGTTATGATATAACTTTACTTCTACTTTACAAGTAAAGTAAAATAAACTATTACGGAGATAAATACATGAATATATTTTATACTTATAACGACCCAGTACTTGCTGCTCAGTCTTTACCTGATAAGCTTGTAGTCAAAATGCCTTTAGAATCAGCTCAAATGCTTTGCACTACTCAACGCTACTATTTTCATAGTAGCTATTGTGACCAGTTAGAAATTTATAAAACAGCGTACCAAAACCACCCTTGTACTATATGGGCTAGGGAAAGTTTAGAAAACTATGAATGGCTTTATAAACACTTTGTCGCTTTATGTGACGAGTACACGTATCGCTACGGTAAAGTGCACGCTAGTGATACTAAACTAAGGCGTACCTTATCATACATACCTGCCTCTATGCCTAGCTTAGGACTTACCCCTATAGCTCAGGCTATGCCTGATCAGTATAAAAACGCTGACCCTGTCGTGGCGTATCGTAATTACCTAATTAATGAAAAGCACTATGCTGCTTGGAATAAAACTAGACCTAAACCTAACTGGTGGAATACTAGTTGGCAAGTTGAGGATTGCGCATGAGTATTAATTTTAATTACACAGAAGCTAGTTTAGAAAGATTTTTTGGTTATCTTAATGAACGGCATATCATATACTTACGCCGACAGAACGGTGTAGCTTATCCGTGGACAGAAGACCCTATACTTACCGAGTATAGTTTTTGTAACGTCTACCGTGAGTTAGATAGAGTCACTGAGTGGATAAGAGTTAACTGGCGTGAACCTTATGCTGACCATAAAAACTTACCTTTTGCTATGGCTGTAGCTAGGCAAATAAATTGGCCAGATACTCTAGAGGAAATAGGGTTTCCTGAAACTTGGGAACCTGAAAAGGTAAAAGCCATTATGCAAGCTAGAAAAGATAGAGGTGATAAGGTCTATACTGGTGCGTATATGTTGACTGGTACTTTAGGTGGTACGAAAATAGAGCAAACTGTTGATAAAATACTCACCCCTTTATACAAAAGTCCCCCACCTATGATAACTTGGTCTCTAGAAGATACTTGGAAAGGTTATTTACATAAAGCAGGGTTTAGTGGTTTTATGGCTTATGAGGTAGTTACTGATCTACGCCACACTAAATATCTAAATAAAGCTGAAGACATTATGACGTGGGCTAATCCTGGTCCTGGCGCACAGCGTGGGCTCAACCGAATAAAAAATAGAGAGTTGAATCAGACTGTAAAAAACCACATGCTTAATTTTGAGATGCAACAATTACTAGACCTTTCACCTAATTATTTACAAGGACATATGCAACCTCTAGAAATGAGAGACATAGAACATTGTCTTTGTGAGTTTGATAAATACGAAAGGGTACGTTTAGGTCAAGGTAGACCACGTGCTAAATATAAACCAAAACCTGAGGAGATTAAACTATGAAAATATTTATTCCGACCAGAGGCAGGGCTGATGATCAAGTGACCTTGTCCCATTTTCCTGATGACTTACGTAAACAAGTTACGCTAGTTGTCAATGAATATGAAAAAGATTTATACGATAAATATGATTGTCAAATTATGGCTTGTCCTGAGTCCGTTGTCCACGATATAGCTAGTAAGCGTAAGTATATTTGTGAAAACGCAGGTGGTGGTAAAATAGTTATGCTAGACGATGACTTACGTTTTTATATTCGTAAAGCTACTAACGATTGGCACCTTAGATATATAGAGCCTGATGAGTTTCACGCTTTATTTGGTTTACTAGATAAATGGCTTGATGACTATGCCCACTGTGGCGTAAGTGCTAGGGAAGGTAACAATCGCGTTGAACATTTATCTGCTGAAACTACTAGATATATGCGTGTACTAGCATACAATCTCGATATGTTTAAAGGTAAAGGCATTGAGTTATTCAGAACTAAAGTTATGAGCGACTTTGATATGAACTTACAATTATTAAGCAAAGGACTACCTAATAAAGTCAGCTACTATTATGCTCAAGGTCATGGCAGTAGTAATGCTCCTGGTGGTTGTAGTGAGTGGCGTAACGTTCAAATGCAGTCAGAGGGTGCAGAAATTTTAAAATCTCATCACCCTGATGTGGTTAGGGTAGTAGAACGTGAAACTAAGACAGCTTGGGGTGCAGGAAAAGAAGGCACGGTTGTACGTAAAGACGTCAACATACAATGGAAAAAAGCATTAAAACTAGGAGCACAAAATGGCGAATTATTCTGATATCCTAAATGGATATAAGTCGGAACTTAAAGGTAAACGGGATTCTATAACGGTTAATTTAAGTGTACTACTTGATAACCCTACGTGTCTACCTGAACATGTAGAAATTATAGAACAGGTGGACAAGTTAATAGAACAGTTAGCTTCCATACAAGAAAAAATAAACATGGTAGATTTTATTTTAAAATTCAAGGATAGTCAATGATAGTATTAAATTGTAGAAACGTTAACGATGGCTTTGTTAAAGCTATGGATCTTATTGGTCAAAATAAAGAGTACACTTTTCCCAGTAGGGCTGGCGAAGTTATAGAGGTACCTCAACCTGTAGCAACAGTGTATCGTAATTCAAAAGAAAGAGTTTTGTTTGAAGACGCACGTAATGCTAATCCTTTCTTTCACTTAATAGAAAGTTTATGGATGTTGGGTGGCTGTAATGACCTAGAGTATATAGAGTATTACAATAAACGCATGAGTCAGTTTAGTGATGACGGTGAAACACTACAAGGTTCTTATGGCTTTAGGTGGCGTGAACATTTTGGTGGCGATCAGTTAGGCGTAATTATAGAAAGATTACGTAATGACCCTACCGATAGAAGATGTGTGCTTCAAATGTGGGATCCGTATGTTGACTTTAACACTGAAAGTGTAGACGTCCCTTGCAACACAGCTATTTATTTTAAAGTGCGTGACGGGAAGTTAGACATGACCGTTAGTAATAGGTCTAATGATGTTATATGGGGAGCATTCGGTGCTAACGTTGTACATATGTCTATACTTCAAGAATATATGGCATACGGTATAGGTGTGGAGATAGGTGTATACACCCAAGTTAGCGACAGCCTACACGCCTACACAGATTTATTTTATGATATGTATAATCAAATGGAGGCAGAAGATGCTTTTGACTTTTATAGTCAGATGAGCTTAAGAAACCCCTACGATAATAAAGCTATTAATTCGTTCCCACTTATTAGCACAGATATCATGACTTGGGAACAAGACTTAACATGGTTTTTATGCCGTGCACCTATGTCGTCTGTAGATTTTGCTGACCCTTTCTTTAGTGAAGTGGCTGTACCATTACAAGATGCTTGGTATTTATACAAGAGCAAAGAGTATGATGAAGCGTTAATTGAAGTACAGTCTTGCCTAGCTAGTGACTGGGGTACTGCTGCTTATAATTGGCTAAATAAATCTATAAGTAACAAAGGAAAGTAAATGAGCAATATCACACAGTGGTCGTATAGCCGACTAAAAATGTATGAGGCGTGCCCTAAGAAAGCAGAATATGCGTTTATACAACGTATAAAAGAACCTGGCAATAAAGCTATGGATCGTGGTAAAGATATCCATAAATTGTGCGAGGAGTATATACGTGGTCGTTATGAGGAAATACCTAAACAACTTGGCGACTTTGAAGAGGCTTTTGACTTGCTAAAAGAGTTGCACCTTAAAGGTCATGTACTTTGTGAAGGTGACTGGGCTTTTGATAAAGATTGGCAGTCTACTGGGTGGTTTGATGAAGACACTTGGGGTAGGGCTAAAGTAGATGCATTTGTTCATATTGAAGGTGATAAAAATGCTAGAGTAATAGATTTTAAAACAGGTAGGTATGAGGGTAATCAAGAAGGTCACAGAGAACAATGTGAGCTTTATGCCAGCATAGTATTTGAAAGGTTACCAGAGTTAGAAACTATAACTACTGAGTTATGGTATCTTGACCATGGTAAATTAGACCGTTATGAGTACGACAAACCTACTGTAAACGGTAAGCGTGAACGTTTAAATGATAGGGCTGTAGATATGACCACTGCTACTGAGTTTCCTGCTAAACCTTCACAATTTAAATGTAAGTGGTGTTATTATGGCAAACAAAATATTTGCCCTAATAGAATTTAATAGGAGAATATATGCCTGCAAATTTTGATAAAATAGAAAAGTTAGCTCAACGTGATATAGCACAGCTACAACACGCTGAAAAAAGTTACGGTGATAGTTGGCGTAAGCGTGGTGGCGTTGGTGCGTTTATGATGTTAGCACGTAAGTTTGACCGTATAGAAAACCAATCAATGAAAAACCATTGGGACGTATTTGGTGCTATACTAGAGGACCCGAGTAGTGCTGGTATACTAGACGATATACGTGACTTACGTTGTTACCTTTATTTAGTTGAGGCTTATGCTTCTAGCTTAGAAGTACATCCACCTGATGCAAAGTAGTTTATTCATGCCTGAGACGGACTGGGTTCCCCCAAGTAGTTTACCAGATCTATCTAATTATAGTGAGGTAGCTATCGACCTAGAGACTTATGATCCGTTACTCATGTCTCACGGACCGTCTTGGGCATTCGAAAATAAAGGTCATGTAACTGGTATAGCTGTGGCTACTAAAGACTTTCAAATTTATTTACCTATACAACACGTTGGTGGTGGGAATTTAGATAAGCGTGTGGTTATAAACTGGATGAATAAACAGTTTAGTTATAACAATGACAAAGTTTTTCATAACTCTTTATATGACTTAGGTTGGTTGAGGCGTTTAGGTGTCAAGGTAAACGGAACTATACACGATACTATGTTTGCTGCACCGTTAATAAATGAAAATCAATATGGGTATTCTTTAAATAAATTAGGTGAAAGATATGTAGGTGAACTTAAAGATGAAAGTCTTTTAGAAGATGCAGCAAAAGCCTACGGTCTTAATCCTAAAAGCGAAATGTATAAACTACCAGCTAAATATGTTGGACCATATGCTGAACAAGACGCAGGTTTAACGCTCAAACTTTGGGGTATATTAAAAGACCTTTTAGTCAAAGAAAACGTTATGAAAATATACGAGTTAGAAACTGCTTTAATTCCTTTATTGTTAGATATGCGTTGGAAAGGTGTACGTGTAGATTTAGAAAAAGCTGAAAAAATCAATAAGAAATTAACTAACGAAGAAAACAAATTATTAGAGGGTATTCATAAAGAGTACGGTATAGCTCCAGATTTATGGGCAGCAGCATCAGTGGCTACTGTGTTTGATAGAGCAGGGCTTAGTTATCCTAGGACAGAAAAAACTAACGCTCCTAGTTTTACCTCAGCTTGGCTTGAAGGACATGAGCATAAACTAGCTAAAGATATAGCTAGAGCTAGACAGCTTAATAAAGCTAGAACCACTTTTATAGATAACATGATACTAGACCATAACGTCAATGGTAGAATACATGGGGAGTTACACCCTTTACGTAGTGACCGTGGTGGTACTGTTACTGGTAGGTTCAGTAGTAGTAAGCCAAACCTGCAACAAGTGCCAGCTAGACACGATGAAATAGGACCTCTTATCAGGAGCATATTTATACCAGAGGAAGGTATGCACTGGGGAGCTTTTGACTACTCTCAACAGGAACCTAGACTTACCGTACACTATGCCCATAAAACTCAACAAGAAGGTTCAGACGACGCAGTAGATGCCTACCGTAATAAAGACGCAGACTTTCATCAAGTAGTAGCAGATATGGCTAACATAAGTCGTAAGGAAGCTAAGATTATTAATCTAGGTTTAAGCTATGGCATGGGTAAAGATAAACTTATCCGTCAATTAGATATCTCACCGCAGGAAGCTGAAATATTATTTGATACTTTTCATAGCCGTGTACCTTTTATTAAAGGGTTGCGTGATCAGTGTGCTAGGTTGGGTAGTAACCGTGGATTTATAACTACTGTGTTAGGGCGTAAATGTAGATTTAATTTATACGAACCTAGATACGAGTTTGGGAGTACGCCTTTACCTTTCTCAGATGCTCTAGATAAATACGGTCAGGACATTAAACGTTCCTTTACCTATAAAGCTATGAATAGGCTTATACAAGGCTCTGCTGCTGACATGACTAAAAAGGCTATGGTAGAGTTATATAAGGAAGGCATACTAGCCCACACACAAGTACACGACGAGTTAGATATATCTGTCGACTCTAAAGAAACTTGTGAAAAAATTATACAAATTATGGCTGATTGTGTGCCGTTAGTTGTACCTAATAAAGTTGATGCTGAAATAGGTCAAAGCTGGGGTGAAGCAACTATTAACTTCAAGGAGTATTTTAATGTCACGTAGAGATAGACAAAGAGCTAAGTATTTTGAAATTTTCATGATAACAATGAACACTAACATGACACTTGAAGAAATAGGTGTTAAGTTTAAGATCACTAAACAAAGAGTATGGCAAATAGTCAGGTTTAATCATATAGGAGCAGGAGATTATTACCGAGGATACGATGCATATACTGACTTTAGTAATGCTTTACTAAATGATACGAGCCTTAGTAAACTAGAACGTAAGAACATGATGAGAAACTGGCTAAGAGAACACGACGTTAGACTCATCAGGAGTAGAAATGACACAAAAATTACTGCATGAAACCACTAGTCTTCATGATTCCCCTTGTATTGGCATGTGTACTGTTACTCAGTGGGGTACACGTACCTGTAAAGGATGTGGTAGGACTGCCACAGAAATTAGGGACTGGAACACTTTTACGGAAGTCGAAAAGAAACTGATTGTTGTCCGTTGCTGGGAAGACTACCTACCTCGTCAAAAAAGAGAGTCTATAAAAAACTATAGGAATATTTAGATTTTCCTTTTATCAGTAACTAATCTAAGTTAAGTTATACGTACCTATTAAATAAGTTAATAGGCATTTAAGATAGGAGAAACTTATGGCTCATAATATTGAGACTATGGCTTACGCTGGGGAAGTACCTTGGCATGGGCTTGGTGTACAAGTTGACGGCAACTTAACACCTAACGAGATGCTTAAACAAGCTGGACTTGACTGGACAGTGAGTAAGCGTAATATATTCACATATAATAACGCAGTTAGCGACAAAGCTGACGACCTTATTATGTCTGATGATTACTACATGCTTGTGCGTGATAGTGATAACAATATACTTGGACCGTGTGGACCAAGGTTTATACCAACGCAAAACCAGGAGGCTTTTACTTTCTTTAAAAAGTTTACAGACGCTGGTAATATGAGTATGCATACTGCAGGTTCATTACGCAACGGTAAGCAAATATGGGGGTTAGCTGAAATTAATGACGGCTTTACCCTGCCAGGCGACGATAGAGTAGAGGGCTACTTATTAGTGTCCGTGTCCCATGAGTGGGGTAAGTCTAATGAAATTAGGTTTACACCAGTGCGTGTGGTTTGTAATAATACTTTATCAATGGCTTTAGCTGATAAGTCACAACCTGCGTTTAAAATGCCTCACACTAAAGTATTCGACAGTCAGTTAATAACTACTGCAGAAGAAGCGTTAGGGTTAGCGAGTGTTAGACTTGACGAGTATAAGAAAAGTGCTGAGTTTTTAAGCAGTAAAAAGTATAACGAAAATAAAGTTGTTAGTTATATAGCTGACTTATTACAGCCTAAACTGGCTTTACAAGAAAAAATAATTGTAGAGAATAGTAAAAATATGGATACTGCTTTAGCTGAGTCTAAACTTAGAACGCTTGAAGAGTTTCAACGTACTCCTCATAAAGTTTATGAGGCTCTTGAGCAGCAACCTGGAGCTGACCTTAAAAGCTCTAAGGGTACGTGGTGGGGTGCTGTTAACGCAGTAACTTACGTGGTTGACCATAAGTGGGGTCACGACCGTGACGCATCAATGCATAACGCTTGGTTCGGTGCTCGTGCTTCACTTAAAAACCGTGCTATGACTAAAGCTATAGAGTATGCCGAAGCAGCATAACTCTATAGAGTTTTTATGTTTCACCACCCCTGATTATTCAAGGGTGGTGAAAGTTGATATGGCAGAACTACATACTATTGTCAAAGGTTATCAACGTATTGGTGACCCTGCTTTTATGTCACATCAAAATACAATTATACCAGAATCAAAAGCTCTTGAAGTTTACAATAAATTTGCTAAACGTAAGCTCAAGAATTTTAAAAATAAAAAAGATTGTCAAATTAAACTTTGGAATCTTTTTAGTAAAATGGCTGTTAAGCCAGAGGAGAGAGATATGAGCAGAAGCAAGGTTTTTAAAATTGACCGTAGCAAACCTAAACCAGACCCACTGTGTAAAGTTATAAGTGCTCGTGACCCTTACGACACAAGTCAAAAACTTACTCGTACTGATAAGATGCCTATGGCTTCTAAAAATATTGAACGTATGAAACAATACGAGAATATTAAAACTATTCAAGATGTACTTGATAAAGGTGTTCTTGATATACGTGCTATCAAATATGATATTAAATTAGGTTATGTCGTCAAAGGCTAGTCGTTATGAGTTACTTTGGGAAATGGTTTACCATAACCCTAAAGAAGTTGAAGGCACACCTGCTCGACTTTTAATAGAGGTCGATACAAATAACAGTATTTCAAAATCCCCTGATTTTAATCAATGGGTAGAAGATAATCGGGATAAAATAGCTTCTGCTATTATCAAAACTATAAGGAATAAAAGAGTTTCACGGTTTAAATGTTTGCGTATTAAAGGCGTACCTTTTTATAAATGATTTTAATTTAGGGTTTAGTGTGACGCGTTTTAAGGCGTTGCTTTTAAAAGGGTAGGGTAAGTATAGGTTAGGTAAATCAAACGCTCTAAAAGGCTCTAATTATATTAGGATTATACT